GCGAGTTGTCGGTTGCCTTAGTTAGCATGTTAAAAGCCAATTATCTAAACACAGATGATTCTTTACCGCTATTATACAAACACACTTCAGATTATTTAAAATATTGCCATAGTAATATGAAATTATGTGAGTCAAGGAAATTGAGAACTGTTGCTTATGCAGCTCAAGGTGCTTTGTCTTACATAGCAGATTTAAACATTGTTGGCATTAATCAATTTGCAGTTTGTGTTGGTAGTGGGTTCGCCATGGAAACTGATGGACCCAACTTAATATCCGTAGAAAAAGAATATATAAATAATGGATTTTTAAATTGCTATTTCAACAAAATTGTTGATAAAACCCGCAAAGCTATCAGTTTTGCTCCTCTATTTTCAATTTACACATGGTGCACCCAGGTCGGACCTGGTCATGTGTGTACCACAACACCCACCACTTTATTTGCTGCTATGGTTGGACGTAGTATGGTCAAAATACCTCACGAGTGTTTTGAGTTTTTACGGTTTTCATACACAGTCATCGATTGGTTAATATCCAATCTAGATTCATCGGGGGTTACAATAGATGAAGACTGTGTCCAGTCATATAGGAGGATAAATAAAGGGAAAAGGACTCAAAAATATATAGAGTCCAAAATTAACGCTTATAATGATTGTCTGGTTACAAAGAAGAAGCGTGGAAAGTTTTTTAACAATTCATGTTTCGTGAAATTAGAGGATTCTTCCAAGGTAGTTAATGGTGTCAGTAGGGTTAGACCTAGGCTAATAATGACTATGAGTGATTATTTGTCCATACGTCTTAGCCCCTTAATAGAACTCATAGACACTTGGAATAAATCCCTAATAGAAAGATACCAAGTGAAAAGCTTGGATCCTGAAACCTTTGTCAATCGAGTTGTTGGCATAACTAGTCATAAACATATAGTTACTGATTATTCAGCATTTGAGTCTTCGGTTTCTTATTGTTTTAAGAAGGCTGAAAATTATATGATCAAACGGTTGTATGATAAATATCAATTCCATGAGGTGTATAAGGATTTTAGATCATTGAGTGAAGAAAGCAGGATATTACATTCTTCAATAGGCAAATTTAGAATTAGTAGTCGTTGTTCTGGCGATTATCTAACTTCAACGTTTAATTGTCTAGTTAATTTTCTAATTAATGCTTACTCTGCTCATAAATTGGGATTGGATTTTCGGCTCATAGACTTAATAGTTGAGGGTGATGATGGGTTAACCAAACCTGAACAAATTGACAATAAAGTCATTAAAAGTTTGGGTTTTGGTTTTAGTGATAATACAGCTGGTTCATCAGTTGGGGATGTAGATTTTCTCCGACGACGATGGGTCCACGAAGGTTCTCTCATAAATGTAGGGAGAGCTTTAAAAAATCTCTTTTGGGTTAACACAAATCAAAGGTTAACAATAGCACAACAAAAGAGTATACTCAGAGCTAAAGCTATGAGTTATTATTTTTTATCACCAGGCCATCCAATCATTACCCCAGCCATAAATTATGTGTTAAGGAAAACCAGCGGCTGTAATTACTTCCGGGGATTAGAACAGTACCTGTCTTACAATGTTGTTAATAGTCATTTTGATGTTAAGAAAATTGGTAAGAATATGGGAACCATCCCCGTTAGGGAAGAATTAAGGCATTATTTAGCAGAAGGTGCTGTTGGTTTTCCCCCAATACCTATAGTTTGTCAATTAGAAATTGAACGTAGTTTTAATAATGATGTTTTATACGTGTCTAGTATCTTAGATGAATACGATGATATTAAAACATCTGTTATTAACAACACTTGGTATCACGACGAATTAGGTCCTATGTCAACTGAAATGTTGGATTGTTTAAGGATTTTACAATCTGACTTAAATGAATTTGAGGATTTATTACAATCATATCCTAATCCATTACAAAGGAGGGTTGATTATAATATCAACAAATTTAAGCGTTTAAATAAATCTTAAGGTTTTAAGACCACTGCTTTCTGGTGTGACCCAGGGTAAAAACTATCTTTCTGGTGCAACCCAGGGTAAAAACTATTATTTTCTGGTGAAATCCAGGGTAAAAACTATTTTCCTTTCTGGTGAGATCCAGGGTAAAAACTAATTTTCTGGCGAAACCCAGGGTAAATACTATCTTTACGTCTAACGTGTTAGTACAGTAATTGGCTACACTTGCATTAGGCTTAAAATTAATTCCT